TCATGGACGACAACGTCCCCGAGGAGCGTGAGCTGGCCCTGAAGATCGGCAGCGAGCTGGTGCTCGGCTGCTCCGAGCTGTGGGCCTTCTGCATCGACCACCCTTCGGCCGGCATGGCCGCGGAGATCGAGCTCGCCAAGGCGCACGGCATCACCGTCCGCAACGGCTTCGAGGCCATCAGCGAGCTGAAGCCCGACGAGGAGCCCGAGGACAAGCCTGACATTGGCAGCGTGACGCTGCACCTGCCCGCCTTCAAGGCGATGGCCGTCTGCAACCAGCATCTCGACCACGGCCCCATCAGCATCGAGCTGGATGGCAGCGTCATCCTCGAGCTCGCCGACCGCCTGATCTCCGATCCGGGCGTCCACATCGAGATCGGAGGCTGAACGCCGTGACGAAGTACGACCCGAGAAAGAACGCGGAGGGCTACAACGACCCGACGCCCTACGCAGCCGAAAAACACATGATGGCGCAGATCCGCGGCAAGCAGGCCAGAGTCGCCGGCGGCTACTTCGAGAATATCATCTCGGCCTCGTGCGACTACTACCTCAGCCGCGGCCTCGCCAAGATCGAAAAGACGCCGGAGCCCATGAAGCCCCTCGGTGCCAAGAACCGCAAGGGCCAGTTCATCGCCTGCTATACCAAGCAGGCCCAGCCGGACTATGGCGGCACCCTGAAGGGCGGCCGGAGCATCTACTTCGAGGCCAAGCACACCGACGACGAGCGCATCGAGCAGCGCCGGCTCACTCAAGAGCAGCAGGACGACCTCGAGGCCCATCACAAGCTCGGCGCCATCGCCTTCGTGCTCGTCTCCGTGAGCCTGACGGACTTCTACCGCGTGCCGTGGCCCGTCTGGCGCGATATGGCCGAGATCTACGGCCGCAAGTACATGACGCACGCAGAGCTCTCCAGCTACGAAGTACCGGCGACGGCCGGCTTCATCAAGTTCCTGCACGGCATCGAGCCGGAAACGCTCGGAAAGGAGGACGCCTATGACCCCACTCCCTGACAAGAAGTACAGCATCATTTACGCCGATCCCCCGTGGAGCTATCAGAACCGCGGCACCAGAGCAGCAGCCTCCAAGCACTACGACACCATGACCATCGAGGACATAAAGCGCATGGGCGTCGGAGCTGCGGGGGGGGTATTGCTAACGAGGATTGCGTGCTTTTCATGTGGGCGACCTTCCCCATGCTCCGCGAGGCCCTCGACGTGATCGAGGCGTGGGGCTTCAGCTACAAGACCGTCGCCTTCAACTGGGTAAAGCAGAACAGAAACGGCAACGGCATCTTCATGGGGCTCGGAAACTGGACGCGCAGCAACTCAGAGATCTGCCTGCTGGCGACCAAGGGCAAGCCGAAGCGCATCAGCGGCAGCGTCCGCAGCGTCGTCCTCTCCCCGCTCCAGCAGCACAGCAGAAAGCCGGCCGAAATCCGCGACAGGATCGTCGAGCTGATGGGAGACCTGCCCCGTATCGAGCTTTTTGCCCGAGAAGCCGCCCCGGGATGGGACGTGTGGGGCAACGAAGCGCCGACGCCTGAAGTCAAGGACGCGCCAGTCGACAGCGTCGAGCTGGCCGGAAAGGAGGAAACACATGAACCAGACAACCAAAGAGACCCGGCGCCGCAGCTATGACGCCGTACTCCCCAAGCGGGCCGCCCGCTGCCGCCTGATCCTCGAGACCCTCGGCAACCGTGAGCTCACGGCCAGCGAGATCACTGAGGAGCTCGTCGCAGCCGGCCGGATCCCGTACTTCAACCGCAACTACGTCGCCCCGCGGCTCACAGAGCTGAAGGAGATCGGGATCCTCACGACGGTCGGCCGCCGTAAGGCCACCCGCTCGGACGCCACCGAGGCCGTGTGGGCCAGAGCGGAGCCTTCAGGCCCCACGGGCCAGACGGCCGCAGCCTACGCAGACAACCCGACCGAGACCGAGCAGATGACGCTCGGATCGGCCACCTGAGAGGAGGGCCAGCATGGAACGTCTGACCCACGAGAGAGTCAACGGCATCAAGACGGGCTACTGGAGCGCAGCCACCAAGGAGGTGCTCGTCCAGAAGCTCGCCGCCTATGAGAACACGGGCTATGAGCCCGACGAGATCCGCGCAGCCATTGAACAGGCTGCCAAGAACAGCGAAACCAAGACCGCGACCATCATGGCCGAGTGCATCGCCGGAGCGATGAAGGACACGCTCGAGAAGTATGGCACGGCCGGCAGCGGAAAGAAAGGAGAAACCCCATGAACGAACAGAACCAGCGCGACAGCATCATGTCGATGGCCCGCGGCGCCTTCGAGGAGCGCGTCGACTATGAGATGGACAAGGTGATCCAGAACATCCTCGACCCCAACACGAAGGCCACGGCCAAGCGCAAGACCACCCTCACCATCGAGCTGACCCCGGACGACGAGCGCCGCACCATCGGCGTCTCCGTGACGGCCAAGTCTACGCTCGCAGCCACCAACCCCGTCGCCACGGCCCTCTATGTCACCTCTGACGGCAACGGCGAGCTCGTCGTCGCTGAGATGGTGCCGCAGGTGCCCGGCCAAATGAACATGGACGGCACGCAGCAGGAGGCCCCGAAGCTCCTGAAGCTCGTCCAGCACGGATAAACACCCACAACACAGAACAAGGAGGACAACACAATGCTCGCAAAAATGATTGACAAAATCGTCAGCCTGAAGGAGACCAAGATCTTCGAGATTAACGGCCAGACCTACGCCGACGCATCACTCACCCGCATCCCGCCGCACGTCGACCGCCCCGACTGCATCAGCGTCAGCGGCCTCGATAGCATCTGCAAGCTGATCCGCACCGAGCTCGAGAAGGTCGGCACGACCATCATGGTGCAGGTCAAGAGCAACGACACCGTCGAGGTGATGACCACCTACCTGAGCGACTTCTCCCGCAACACGCTCTACCGCGCCAAGGCTGACGCCCCGGGCCTGTACACCGGCTTCAGAGGACGCGAGGTAGCCCTGATCGAGCTGCGGAGTCTCTGCATCCCCAACGAGGGCACGGCCTACCTGCTCGACCTGCTGAGTCGCATGACCAACGAGAACAGCGTCAGCACCAACGACAACGGCGTCACGCAGACCGTCGAGGCCCGTCAGGGCGTCGCCCTCAACGCGCTCATCGAGATCAAGCCGCGCGTCATGCTGCGGCCGTTCCGCACCTTCCTCGAGGTGGAGCAGCCCGAGAGCGAGTTCCTGCTGCGCGTGGATCCCGACGAGGGGATCGGCTTCTTCGAGGCTGACGGCGGCATCTGGAAGCTCGAGGCCAAGAAGAACATCGCCGACTACTTCCTGAAGAACATGGGCGATCTGATCGACGCCGGCAAGGTCGTCGTCATGCAGTAAATGGAGCGCCGGGCGGGCTCCGGCCCGCTCGGCTTTTCTGAAAGGAGCAGCACCGTGAAAGAATACGAAACCATCACCCGTGAGAAGGTCGACGTCGTGCCCTTCGGCTGCGGTATGCCGGAGACCCACCTGATGCAGGACTGGAGCGACAGGATGCTCGACCTGATCCTGAACGGGCCCACCATCAACGGCATCAAGAAGGACGAAGTGCGGGCCATGCTGCGCGAGACCTACACGGCCCTGAAGCAGTACGAGAAGATCGGCCCGATGGCCTCGCCCTTCATCAACGACCCGACGGCCATCGTGGCCCGGGCCTTCTCTGAGCTCTACCCCGGCGTCGAGTACGTCGCGCAGTACGTCCCCGACCTGCGGGACGAGACCAACGGCACCGCCTACGGCCTGACCATCTTTCCCGACGACGGCAGCACGCCGATCGTCTGCATCTCGGCCGAGGCGCCCATCAGCGCCGCCCCTGAGCTGCTGGCGCACGAGCTGGCCCACGTCGCCACCCCGGAGGACACAGAGCACGGCGAGAGCTGGAGCGCAGCGTCGGAGGCCATATTCAAGAAGTACAACGAGCTCCTCGGCACTATGATCCCCGACGAGCCTGAGCCCATCCTCTCGCCCCACCAGCCCGGAGACGGCGGGATCCTCACCATGCCGCTGCGCGATAACGTCCCGGAGCCTCCGACGGACGACTGGCAGCCCACCACCTGCCCCGTCTGTGGCGCTGAGTGCTGGCAGACAGACACGGCCCGCCGGATCCTCGCACTGGAGCCCGACGTCCGAACCGCCTGCACAGCCTGCGCGCTGAAGGGGCTCGGAAAATAATACTGGAGGTAATACATGAACAACGAAAGAAACAACACGACGGCCGGCGGGATCGGCTTCTGCGGCCTTCTCGCCGTCGCCTTCATCGTCCTGAAGCTCACCGGCGTCATCAACTGGAGCTGGCTGTGGGTACTGGCCCCGATCTGGATCCCGACCGCCATCACCCTCGCCATCATCGTGATCGTGCTCGTGGCCATACTGGTCAGAGAGCTGACGAAGGGAGGCCGCCCGTGATGACCACGGAGGAACGCCGGGCCCTGCTGGATCGTGCGATCACGACCTACGGCGCGCCGGCACAAATGGACATGGCCGTCGAGGAGATGGCAGAGCTGACCAAAGCCATCTGCAAGGTGAAGCGCGTGAGCTGCGCCGCAGAGGCGAAGGCTGCACTCGAGAACGCGGTCGAGGAGATGGCAGACGTCCAGATCATGCTCGACCAGCTCCGCATCATCTTCCACCGATCTACCGAGGAGGTCGAGGAGGCGAAACTGGAACGGCTGAAAAACCGACTTGACGGCCGAAACAACTGGCAAGACTCCAGCCTCCACAAGTGGATCGAGAAGCAATTCTCAGCAGGAGGTGACGGCCATGAATAAAGCAACCTGCCGGGGCTGCGGCGCTCCGATTGTCTGGATCAAGACACCGGCCGGGAAGGCCATGCCGTGCGATCCGGCGCCGGTCTACTATAAGGCAGCGCCCGGCGGGAAGGACAAGATCGTCACCACCCGGGGCGAGGTCGTGAGCTGCGAGATCGTGCCCGGAGGTGAGGCCACAGACGCCGGATACCGGCCCCACTGGGCCACCTGCCCGCAGGCTGGGCAATTCAAGAGAGGGGGCACAGCTCGATGACAACAACCGTAGCAAAAAACAAAACCGCCGCCGGCTATTTTCTGTGCAGGAGGAGCGAAGCGACGAAGCTGCTCGAGAAGGCAAAGACCGAAGCGGCCGAAATATTGAAAGAGCTCAAAGCCTTTTACACCGGCGACATCGGCATCACGGCGTATATCAACAGGCACGTCATGGGGTGCAGCGTGGCGGGAGATCTGACCATTAACGGAGAGATCTGCCGCAGCTATGACCCGATTGACCTGTGTTTTCTCGAGCTGAATGAGCTCATGATGAAAAGACTCATAGAAAGCCGAAAGGAGGATGACCCAAATGGCAAAGGATAAACCTCAGCCGCAAGGCGGCCCGGAGCTGGCCGAGTACATCACCGCAGCGAAGCCGAAGGCATACGCCGGCGGCGTCCCTGTGTTCTGCGCACATGACGCCATCGTCCCGCTGAAGGATCTGCGGCCAAACCCGAAGAACCCAAACCAGCACCCGCCGGAGCAGATCAAGCTCCTCGCCTCTATCATCAGAGCGACCGGCTGGCGCGCCCCGATCACCGTCAGCAAGCGCAGCGGGCTCGTCACCAAGGGCCACGGCCGCCTCATGGCCGCGCAGCTTGACGATCTGACCGACGCCCCGGTCGACTATCAGGACTACGCAAGCGAGGCCGAGGAGCTGGCCGACCTGACGGCCGACAACCGCATCGCGGAGCTCGCTACCACCGACAACAAGATGCTCGCCGAGGTTTTCGCCGACATCGACACCGGCGAGATCCCGTTCATGCTCAGCGGCTACACCGAGGACGACTACGGCAACATCGTCACAGCCCTCTCGGAGGCGCTGCACACACAGGAGCCGAAAGGAGACCCGGACGAGGTCATAAAACCCCCGACAGAGCCGGTCACGAAACGCGGCGACCTCTGGATCCTCGGGCGCCACCGCGTCGTCTGTGGAGACTGCACGAGCGAAAAAGACCGCGCTCTCTTACTCGACGGAGCGACGCCAGAGATCCTGATAACAGACCCGCCATACTGTTCGGGCGGTTTTCAGGAAAGCGGCCGCAGCGCCGGCAGCATAGGAACAGACCGAAAGGATGGCAACCTACCGAAGATTGCAAACGATACCCTCAGCACCAGAGGCTATCAAGCCCTGATGAAGGCTATGCTCCAAGATCTGCCCGTGCTCGTGGCCTATATCTTCACCGACTGGCGTATGTGGGTGTATCTGTTCGACATCGTCGAGAGCAGCGGCCTCGGCGTCAAGAACATGATCGTATGGAATAAAAAGAGCCCGGGCATGGGCGTCGGCTGGAGAACGCAGCACGAGCTCGTAATGTTCGCCCACAGGACAAAGCCGAAGTTCGACAACCACAAGGGCTACGGCAATGTCATCGAGTGCAGCCGCACAGGCAACGAGCTCCACCCGACACAGAAGCCGACCGAGATCATCGAGACGCTGCTGGACAACACCCAATGGGCCCACGGAGTCGTCGACTTCTTCGGCGGCTCCGGCACGACAATGGCCGCCTGTGAGGCATACGGGCAGCCCTCCTACATCATGGAGCTGACGCCGGCCTTCACGGACGTGATCGTCAAGAGGTACATCAGAATAACAGGAAAGACAAACGTGCGCTGCGTCCGTCAAGGCCGAGAGCTACCGCGCGAGGAGATCGCCGCGATCTTCGAGCCTGACGAGGAAGGAGGTGAGCAGGAGTGACGCCCTGACATAATGAGCGAGAAGCCGATCACACAACGGATCAAGGACAGGCTCGCGGCCTACACCGCCATGCTGAGGGACATCGACAACCAGCTCGAACGCCTCGACCGCATGGAGATGACGATGGCCTCACCGCCCGGCCCTGATCTGACAGGTATGCCACGCGGATCCGGCACCCCATCCGACCGCACCGGCATGATGGTGGAGCGGAAAATGGAGCTCGAGGAACAGATCGACCGGCTCAAGGCTGAGGAGAAGCAGGAGCGCAACGCCATCGAGGGCCTGATCCTCCAGCTCTCCGACCCCGACGAGCGCGCCGTCATCCGGCTGCGCTACTTCGACCGGGCTGACTGGGAGAGCACCTGCGGCGTCCTGTTCGGTGATCGGCGGGACTACGTCGACAGAGCGGACGCCTATCAGAACAGGACATACAAGATCCACGGCCGCGCCCTGCTCAACCTCGCCGCAGTGCTGGACGAGATGGAGCCGACTGCCTGAGCTGCGGCAGTAAAACGCAGTAAAAGGAACAAAAGGGAAGTAAAAGGAATTGAAAAGCAGTAACGCCCCGTGCTATTCTATATCCTGCAAAAGACCGCAGGACGCACGGGCAACGCCGTGACAATTCCGAGCGGCCGACCAAAAGAAAACCAAACAGAAACCGACGGCAAGAGGCCGACGGGCGAACAAACGCCCGCCGGTCTCTTTTTGCATATTCAGGAGGTGACAACAACGGCAAAGGCAACCATCACCATGCAGGTCGAAAACTTCCAAAAGCTCATGGACACCGTCGCACAGATCAACGAGCAGGGCCGCGAAGCTGTGAAGGCCACCGTCCGCGACGTTAAGGCAAGAGCGCCGAGCTGGATCGCTCAGGAAGTCACGTCGGTCTACAACATCAAGAAGGGAGAGATCACCCCGTCCGGCAAGAACAGCAGCAAGCCGAAGAAGATGGCGGGCAGCGTCAGCGTCTCAGGTGAGACCATCGAGGAACTGACCGTCACCTATTTCGGCCGACTGCTCACCCCAGTGCACTTCGGCATGACACCAAAGACCGCCCCGCCGGGAAAGAGCTACACGCTGCGGATGCAGGTGGTCAAGGGGCAGAAGAAGGTCATCGGCCGCTATCTGAACACCCGCACCCCGGGCGGCCCGTACTCCGAGCGATCGCACAATATCCTCATGGGGACGGGCAACACCGAGGCCGGCGGCGTCAGCGCCATTCCATTCCAAAGAATGAGCCGGACACGCACCGACATCAAGAAGTTTACCACCATCTCGGTGCCGTCCATGATAACCAGCGAGCGCACCAATGAGAAGATTCTGAAGCGATTCCAAGACGAGACAGCCAAGCGACTCCAGCACAACCTCAACAGAGCCCTCGGGAAATAGCCCACAGCGGCGCACAGGGCGTCCCACCAAGACGCCCGGCACCGAGCCCACCAAACAACACCAGACACGCACAGAGCGCAGCACAGCGCCTCGCAGACGCCTCCACGCGCGCACCGACGCGCCGAAGGTACTGTGACGCGCCTCTCTGGCCTGCGGTGCTGGCGAGCCCAAAAAACGCGCAGCCGGGAAAAATTTTTTTCG